TCCGCAGGTAATTTTTCTATATTTACCTTATTCAAGTCCATGGTACCAATATGTTTTTAGTATACACGAATGTGTAAATCTTGCAATACAACCGACAGTAGTGGGACCCCTTTGTACAAAAAGGGGGGTTGGGGTCAAAGTTTATTTGGATTTTTGGATTTGGTTCGGGACCCCTGTCCCGGGGTGCGCGGGCGACACTTGGGTCGCGCCCGCGCATTCATATGTTAGTCAAGGAGTACCATATATTCTTTAGGGAAGTATTGTCTAAACCAATCTAGTCCAGACCTTACATTGTCCCAGATAAAAGAGTGTCCAGACTCTCCGACCTGGTCGTCATGTCCTGTAGCCAATGCCTCACCACCGATGATCATGTCATAGACAGCAACAGCGAAAGCAGGGAGCTTTACCTTTTCACCATTAAATCTATTAGCTACTTCTACCATCTCGTTTGGGTCTTTTGGTAGTCCCAATGCAAATGGTAACTTTATCTTTTTGTTATTGTAAGTTATTGTTTTCATTTTATCTCTTTCGTTATAGTCCAAGATTATCCTATATTTCTACTTTCGTCAACCTCTATTTTTGTATTTGTCCAACTATATCCATTATATCCATGAACCTCTTTTTTAGGGTCATTGATTGGAGTTTCAAGGCACTCGGTCCTTGGGTGCAACCGGACGAACTCTAAATAGTACTTGTTAATAAAATCGTGCAAACAAGTCTGGTCACAAAAGTATTCGTAATAATGATCTTTGTTCCAACTGGTCTGTTTAATCTTAACAGTTCTTAAAACTTTATTGCCCTTGACACCTCTCACCCTGGTTGTCGTATGTCGTTTATGGCAATTCGGACCATGACACCAATTATATTCTGACATTAGTACCTGACTTTCCAATTACCACTTGCCGTTCTATATCCATGACTATCTAAATCATAATAAACATAGTAAGCAACTCCATTTTTAGCAACACCAAACCTAGACTTCTCGTCATGTTTGCCTTGCCTTGTTATGTGTTTTTTATGCTTGTTTGCATAATAAGTTATATAAAATGTTTTCATTCTTTATCCTTTCGTTATGCCCTATCCTACAATAAGTAGGATAGGGTTGTCAAGTATTAATTTATACTTGCCTGTTCTTGCAATAGTCTTTTTGCTATTGCAATTTTTTCCTCTCTTGTTTGTTCAACTTTGTCCTCTAAAAGACTTGCCAAATTTTCAGGGCTATAAACTGAAAGAGCCATTGAACTACTTTCATTCAATATACTTTCGTTTAATGCTATCCCCAACTTATCAGCTAGTGCTTTTGCCTGATCAAAGTATCTGTAAGATTTAAGACCTAATCTCAACTTTTTCATCTTTTCTTCAACAGAATTAAATAATTGTTCGTGTTGCGTTGCAACTTGTCCAATTAATTTGTTGAACTCTTTAAAGATATTAAAAGTCGTTTCATCAACTTTGAACTGACGACTATGGCAATAACTTGTACCAATCACCCAGATTTTATCTCTATCCCACTCGGCTTTTGGTTTCATTATTGACTTGTCCTCGTTTGATGAATTACGAAACCCTAACCAAGTATCACACTTATTTTCTTCCTCGTAATACTTTGGATTACGTTTGTTTTCCTCAAACCACTTGACTTGAAAATCAGGATCGCAATTAGCCTTGATTAATTCATCTCGGTAATATGCTCTTGCAAAGCCTCTATTATCGTCTAATGAAAAATCAACTCTAACTGTGTCCTTATCCCTTTCGCCCTCGTCATTGATAATATCTGTTTCAAAATTAAAACAGTTATCATGGTAGAGTTCGCCACCTGACGAACCATATTTATTTGACATGGCTCTAATGGTATCAACGTCTTGTTGTGGTTGATGTTGTCTAACTACGTTTGAAACTAGCGACAACATTTTAACACGCATTTGATTATATTTTTCTTTTGCCTCTTGAAGTCCTTTGTTGAACTTACTATGTTCAATCCAATGGCTTTGAAAAACATTTTCAATCGCTTTTCGCTTTTCAGCATTTAGTGTTAGTCTTTTTGTCATTTTGTCCTTTCTGTTATTTTTTATTTTTACCACTTGACAAATGATTTGTCAAGGAGTATATAGGATATGACTTTAGTAAGTCAATTAACTACGTCCGTTTGCTAGTATCCGACGTTATAAACTCAAACTAGCTGGGACAACTTCTGGTTGTGTTACTTGTTTAGATACACAGCTAGAACTGATCCCTGGTCTATTGCAACGTCGTAGTATTCTAGATTAGACCTATTGCGATGGACCTGGGATCAGTTTAGGTTTGGTAACCTATTAACGCTGTCTCTGAGATAGTGCGACTGATCCCTGGTCATTGCTTAAATGCACTCGGCTAGCCTAAACCATCGGTCCTTTACCGGAACGAAGAGGGGCAGTGACCTGGGATCAGTGCGATAAAGGAATCTGGATAAGTAGCGTTTAACGAACCGCGCCAGAACTGATCCTTTCGTTTGCTTGCTGGCGGACTCTACCGACCCTGGCCTAGGACAGCAGCCTTGCCCGGAGGGGCAAGCAGCAAGCGGCAAGCTTCAAGCAGCAAGCGACAAGCATCAAGCTGGTTGACAAGCGTCAAGCTTCGTGCTATGACTGAAGGATAATAAAGGAGAAATATTATGAAAATAAAAATCAATATCGAATGGAGAAAAAAAGAAGAACCTGAGCTGGATCCGGAGTTCGTGGTAAGAAAAGCTCTGAAGGCAGCAGGATACACTGTTGGACACATTGCAGTCCAGGGCGTCTGGGACGAAGACAAGCCAGCAAGACCTCAAGGACCGTGGGACGAGAACAGGCTTCCGCACGAGGAGGTAGCAAGATGAGCAAATCATACCCAATCTGGATCAATGTATCCGGAGACAATTACAAAACAGACAAGAGCTTCGGCAGTCGTGACAGCGTTTCGATGGACATCAAAGTCGGCAGCTCAAAGACTAACAGCCATGAGCTGGCAAGAGTCAGTATACACTGGCGTGAGGACGATGCCGGTAACAGGACCTTCGCACTAGCACTGGATGGAATGGTGATGCGAAGCGGCGTGATGACAAAAGACAAGAAGTTCTATCACCGTGACCCGCGGAAGGCTTCAGCATGAAGAAGAATATGCAACTGGCCCGGCAGCTCAACGAGATCCACGAGCAGTGGGCCCGGGATAATGGATATCGCAAGAAGCGTCAAGCACCAAGCGTCAAGCTTCAAGCGCCAAGCTCCTGGAAGAGAGAGCAACAAGCATCAAGCGTCAAGCACAAAGGCTCAAGCGCCAAGCCACGAGCGTCAAGCTCATGGATCATTGACCCTGAAAAAAGTTTCACGGACCTTTGACCGAGGTGCTCTACTAAGATAAAACTGTTCTTCGGATGCTTCACGTGGAACGCAATTTGATGTGGACTGAAGCGTACCTTGTTACTCTTCGTAACTTTTAACTCTACTGTGAAAAAGGTGCCAAAATTATTACAGCCCAATAGATCGGGAGTACCAGATAGACTAAGGTTTTCAAGTCTAATCCAACTAATTTTGCTACAATTTTTTTTAAGTTTTTCATATAATTTTCTCTCTGCTTTCAAGGTAACTAGTGCTTTCTATTCCGGTGTGGTTGGAGCGATAATTAATCTTGATCGTTCAGGTTTCAATACAACACGAATAGAATTTTGTCCAATAATATTTGACTCTTGTACTTCAATTCTTCTAATCTCTTCCAGATGATTACCAACCTGCATGTAGATACGAGCGTTACCTATGCCTGTAACTTTCTTGCCTTTGACAACCGTAAACTGTTCAAGATACTCTTGCAAGTGCTTCACGAACATCTTGTAACTCCTTTCGTAGCTCACCATTTAACTCTTGGTGTTTTTTATTTATCTCTTCTAAGTCTTTTACACGTTGAGTAAGTGATTCAATAATAGCTTCCAAATCGTTATCTCCTTTCTCGTTATTCATATTGACTTTATAAACATGTTACCTTAAATTGTCAACCATGGGTTTACCAAAGAGACTTACAGAAATGCAGATGAAATTCGCTGAGTGTTATGTATTCGGTGATGAGAATGGGCCTATGACTAAAACAGAGGCAGCTATCAAAGCTGGCTACAGCCCAAAGAGAGCTAGACAGGAGGGGTCAGAACTAACAAACCCAAAACTATCTCCACTTGTTGTAAAGTATATGGGAGAACTGAGAGAAGAAAGACTAAAGAAACATGAGGTGACCTACGAGGGACACATAGCTGAACTTGCTAGACTTCGTGAGGCAGCGTTGAAGAAAGGCTCTTTCTCTTCTGCTGTAAACGCTGAAGCCAACAGAGGCAAGGCAGCAGGATTATACATAGACAGAAAAATAATAAAAACTGGGAAACT